AGCCACAACGGCCGCCCTCAAAAAAAACCTCGCAGACCCGTGAAATCACAGGTCTCGGTCGTCGTTTCGCTCGTCGTCCAGCATTTTGAGCAGGGATGAAATGGCCGCTTCCAAACCAGCGACCATGCCCACTCGGTATCCGTACTCGAAGGCGTCACGGTTGACCGGGCGCTTGAGGGCTTCAAGCGCAAATTCCTGCTGCTCGGTTTTGAGCCGGTTCAGCAGGGCGTTTTCAATCGCCATCAGCAGGGCGTCTTAGGCATGCTGGGCGCAGCGGGCAGCGTTTGGCCCGTCACGGGCTGGCCAGCGGCCATGCGGTGGTGTTGGGGCACCAAGGCCGAATTCAAAGGCACGGTGCCTGTTGTTGGTTTGTCGCTCATGGGATGCTCCTTTTAGGGGTTGGGATTGATACCGGTGCCGGTGCTCACGGCGATTCTCTCACCGGTTTGGATTTCTGCAGCAGCCAGGCGCATGGCCGTGGCGTTGTCCGAGTCGTTCATCGAGACGCGGGCGCTGATTTCAGCCGCCGTGCGCTCGTTCTCTGCAGCCTGGCGCAGTTGCTCGCGCTGCAGCTCTTCTGCGCGCGCTTGCTGCTTGTCGGCCAGGCTTGCGGCATCGAGCTGGGCCTTCTGCGCCGCTGTTTGCTGCTGAATCTGCAGGCGCTGCGCATCCGTTTGGCCGCGTTGCTGCAGGGCGGCTTGCTGAATCTGCGCGTTGAGCTGGGCCACCTGCATGGTCGAGTCCGGTGGCATCTGCGGCTGCGGTGCGTATTGCTGGGCCTCTTGATCGACGGCTGCCAACAACTCGGCATACTGGCCAAGCTGCTGCTCCACCAGTTGCTGCACGCGCATGATCAGCTCGGCCTGCTGGTCCGCATCCTCCTCAATCTGGCCTTTCTCGACGGCAAGGCGCACGCCACGGTGAGCTTCCGTCAAATAGTAGTTCAGCACGTGGTCGCGCAGGTGCATGGCCATGGGGTAGAGGAACGTCTTGATGATCGCCGGGTTCTTGCCAAACATCGGCGACTGCAAAAACGAGAGGTGGACCATCATGTGCGCCAGGTGATCTTGCTGGGGCAGCACGTAGATCGGACGTCCCATGGACGCGGCGACGTTTTCGCTCACCGGGTCAATGTCATCCTTGCCAGGCTCGGGCTGCAGCACGTCGTCCGGGCTGAGCTTGACGTTGCGCAAGAACATCTCTTCGACCTTGCGCGCGTCGTACATCTGCGGCATCACCGCTGCACGCTGTTGCACGGCCTGGACCTGGGCGAAGCGCTGCGCCTCGCTGAAGATGGCGGGGTCGCTCACAGGCACCACGTCCAGAGGGCCGTCGAAGTCCTCGGGCTTGACGTCGAGTCCGGCTTCCATGCCCTCGATGTCGTCTTCGGTCAGGTATGCGCTGTTGATGCGGTGCAGGATTTTGAAAACCCTGGCCATCGAGTTGTGCAGGCGCGAGTGGATGGAGCTGAACACCACCATGCCCTGCTCGATCAGCGCCAGCGTGGTGCCAACCGGGGCGTTGGGGTTTTGGTCTGAGAGCTTTTCAAACGAGGTCTGCACAACGCCTTTGCCTGCGTCCACCAAGAAGCCGAGCAGCTGGAACAGCGTCGGGCTTGGGCCGTTGAATGGCAGCGCCATGGCCAGCTTGCGCACGTCGTCCACCAGCGCGCCGCCGTCAAGCTCGACGATCTCGGTTGGCTGCACGTTGATGGTCTGCCCGCCAGGACCGCCCTTGAGCTTGAGCAGCGTTGGGATGTTTTGAATGTGGGCCGAGTCCAGCAGCGCACGCAGTGCGCCCGTGGCCGCTCCGGAGAGGCCACCAATCATGTGGGTCAGGCCAATCGGGTATGCGCCGCGCCAAGGCACGAACGGAAACTCGACGATCCAGTCCATTTCCTTGCGCCGCTCGTCATCCTTGTCCCAATTTCGGTACAGCGCAAGCGCCTTGCCCGACGACTTGTCGATGCTGATGATGTAGGGCTCGCTGCCGTCGCCAAAGTCAAGGTGCGTGTAGCACTCAAAGATCGTGCGCAGGCCGTCCTCGTTGTAGGACGTGTCCTCGCGGCCCTCGATTTTGTTGTTGGCTTTGCTGGCCGCGCTGAACTCGACCTCACCCGGTGCGCCCAGCTCGATGTCGATGTACATGCCCGCTTTGACGCGGCGGTTGAAGTCGGCCTTGGTCACGTACTGGACGTGCGTCTTGCGGTCGGCCGAGTAAAAGTTGGTCGCTGCAAACGGCAGGTGCATGTCATCAATGGCGATGAACTCGGCCGTGGGGCGACGCCACTGAGGCGACCACATCAGCTTGAGGTACTGACCGCCGCCCAGGGGCAGTTGCGTGGAGAGCTGCTCCAGCTCGCCACGGAACTCGGGCATCTGCTCGGTCGTCTGCCAGTTCATGAAGTCGGCCTTGCGCTGCGCCTTGTCCAGCTTCTCGCGGTCCACCTTGCCGAGCACTTTGGATTTGACAGGGCCACCGGGCGGGAACACTTCTTTCATGAAGCGGGCCGAGAAGTCCACGCAGGCCTCGACCAGCATGGGGTGCACCACTTTGTTGGCTCCCGAGAACTGCGCGCCGCCAGGGGCATCGTCGCCCAAGCCGGTACGACGCAGGCCCTCCTCGTAGAGCTTGTCGCGCTTAGCGCGGGCGTCCTTGTCGCGCTCGATCTTTTCGAGCAGGTCGTTGACGATGTCGTCCAGCTCGTCCTGTGGGACCTCGTCGACGATGTTGGCAAAGTGAGCCTTGGACTCGTCGGCGTCCTGCTTGTTTTCCAGCCGAACAACAGCGCCGCCGTCCTCGGTGTCCTCCACGTCGCCTTGATCGTCATCGATCTCAATGATCTCATTGTTGCGCTCGGACAAGCCCTTGTTGTTCATCTCATCAGCCATGGTATTTGTTCCAGAGTGTGTTTACTTCGCCGCCACGAGCCCAGCCGCCTGTGCCTGGACCTCCGCCGCCTTCGCCTGAATTGCCAACACCGCTTCCAGTTCCTGAACCAGAATCGCCTGCTCCCGCGCCTGCTCCCGAATCACCGCCTCCACCGGAACCGCTGCTGGAGCCTGGTTGGTTGTCATTTTGACCAGCGAATCGAACAACCCAAGCTGCTCCATTCCAAAACCATTCCATGCCAGGTCCAGGGTCTTGAGCTGGTTTTGTGGCTTGATTGGGTGGATTAGCAGCCGGTGCAAGAATCGGTGGCGGTGGTGTTGGCCGCGTGAAAACAGGCGCGTACTTTGCCCGGTAGTCAACCATCTCAGCGTCAAAGTTGCGGGCGGTTGATCCCGTTGTGCGCCCGTAGGCGTTGCTGGCCGTTGGCGAGCTTGTCCACCAGCTCGTCGGGAAATAGGTGGGCTGCGGCCCCTGCGGGGTCTGGATGCTGTTGGGGTAGATCGTGCCGCCAGGGCCGGTGAACGGCATCGGTGGCTCATAAACCGGTGGTGGGGTGAATGGCTGTGGCTGCCCTGCACTTGGGCTGGGGCCGGGCTGCATGCCGCTGTCCACGGGTGCTGGGCCTAGAGCAACGCCGCCGCCAGTCACGCCTCCGCTCATAGTGATGCCAGCGCGCAAACCCTCGCGTGCTTTTTGCCGCTCGATGACTTCTTGCGCTTGTGCGCGACGAACGGGATCGGTGTCGCTTATGCCCTGCGCTCTGTAGACGTCTGCCAGCGTGCCTTGGCCATAAGGATTTGGCTGCGAGTTTTGCCAAGCAATAAACTCGTCCTGCTTTTGGGTGTCCCAATCGGTGTTGATGCCGCCAAACTCTGGGCTGGCACCGCCACGGATCAAATACTGGTTTGTCGAATTGGGGTCAATCCCGTATGAAAGCGCAAGGTCTTTGGCGGTGACCCCGGTTTTTTCCATGTCAGCCATGAGCCCTTGGACGCCGTAGTTGGCATCCTGCTGGCTGCGAATGTACGCTTGGTTGATGCCGATGCGCTGCTCGGGCGTGTAGTCGCGGGAGTAGCCTTGGTCCATGGTACCGCCCGCCATTTGGTAGCGGGTATCCGGGCCGGGGCCAATCATGGGGCCAGCCGTGAAGCCGCTTGTGTCTTGCGCAGGCGGTGGGCTGTTGCGAGCGGCTGCCTCTGCAGCGGCTCGGGTGTAATCTTCGACACCCCCATATTCAGGAAAGGCCGCAGCAAGCTGAGCCGGTGTGTAGGTGGCAAACGCCTGATCCAGCGCCGCTTGCGTGCGGGGGCCAGCTTCGATCTGTGCGCGCAACTCTTCGGTTTTCAGACCACCCTCGGACATCATCACGGGGCCACCCATGGCGTAATTCATGACGCCGTATTTTTTTGCAATTTGGTCAAACATTTTCGCAGGTCCTTTCAGGATTGCATTTCGGCTTGCAGACCGGCCACGATGGCGTCGATTCTAGCCGGGTCATAGTCGTCTGTGGGGAAATTCGCACCAGTGACCGCGCCGCCCTCGGCATAGCGTTGATGCAGCTCCGGCAGCGTGCGGGCCGCGCCGCCAGCCTGGTACCCGTGCACCGCGCCGCCACGGGCGAAGCCTTCGGGTGGTGTCTCGCCAAGGAATTTGAGCAGCTCGTCTTTGGTCATGAAACGCTGCACATCTGGCGCGGCATCTAATGCTGCGTTGAACTTGTCCATACCGATTCCCATGTGCTGGCCGTAGATGTCCTGCAGCGCCTTCATCAATGGACCAGCTTGGGTCACGTCGACCAACCCCGTGTTGCCCAAGTCCCCCACCTTGCCAAATTTCCCCGACCGCACGAAGTCCTGCACGGCTGGCAGGTAGTCCTCCTTCGGGGCCTTGTTGCCCTTGCCTTTGATCTGGACGATGTCTTGAGTTGAAAAAGCAGGGTCGCTCATGATTTGCGCCACACGCTCCAAAGTCTCAATCCCTTTCGGTGGCAGGCCTTCGTCAATCGCAATTTTGGTGGCTTGCTCAACGGTTGGGCGACGAGGCGACACCTCGATTGTCACGTGCGGCTGCCCCTTCTTGTCGCGCAGGCTAAAAATCTTGGACCGGCCCTCGGACACGTCCGGGCAGTAGCCGCCGACGCAGTGGCCCATGGTCTCGCCTTCGTACTTGAGGGCGTCCTCCAGGGCTTTGTAGGATTCGTCGACTGTCATCGTTGTCTTGCGAGGCAGTATGTCCTCGACAAACTGATTGAACTCAGGCGTTCCAGGATCAAGACCTTCGTCGTAGGCCATTTCCTCAACGGCACGGCGTGCTTGCGCATCGTCCATTCCTTGAATTTCGTCAGGAATTTTCTCGACTGAAACCGTCCGACCAGTCTCCTTCGGCTGCCGCAGCTCCACCCACTTGAAACCTTGCTCGGGGTACTCCTTGACCACCTGTGTGGCTGGACCCATGGCGCGGGCCATGTCGGCCTCAGCCTTCTGAGCGGCGCGCCAGTCGTTGATCTTGGCCACGCGCTCGACGGCCTGGGGCACGGTGACCTTTTCTAGGTCGGAGTACTTGAGCATCAGCTCGCGGGGCAGGCCCGACTCGGGGTTGATGGCGTTGCGCAGCTCGTCGGTCAGGTGGGCAAAGCCGAGGTCTTCATCAGCGCCGCGCAGCATGTCGTAGACACGAGTCTCGGGCGGGACCTTGAGAAGCCAAGGGTTGGCTTCAATAGACTCCGGATAACCAGAAGTCAAATCCGACGCCTTCAATTCATTGATGAAAGTGTCGGCCCGGTCCTCCCAAGCCTTAGCCATTGGGGATACGCCCATGCCCTCTTCGGGAAAACCGGCCTGTTGACGAGCGCGGGCGACGTTGTAGCCGGTCGGTGTAATTTCGCTGTGCATGATGCCCCGCTCAGCCAGCGCGCGCAGCGGGTCCTCTGGCGTGGCCATCTCGTTGCGGATGTACTTGGCGAGCTTGGTTTCAAGCCACTTATTGAGAGCATCTTGTGAGTAAATTTCACGAAATGTCATTCCTTGAGCCGGATTAAAGTTTTGCTCTGCAGCTTGTGTCACTCTTTTCTGCATCGGCTCAATCGCCCGCTCAACACTGCCCGCCAGCCAGTTGCCGCCCTTGGGCTTGACCACGTTCACTGGTGAACCAGCCATCAGGAAATCACGACCAGCGCGCGACACCGCCGATGGCAGCGCAGCAACGGCGCGCAACGGGGAGCCGGGGCCGGTGTAAAAACCGCCGCCGAGCTGGCCAGCCGTGGTGAACGCTTTACCCGTCGGGGTCTGGTTCAGCTCGCGCATGGGCAGGCGCTTCTCAACGTCCTCGCTGGTGGGCAGCACCGTCTGCTCGGACAGGCCGGGCAGCATGCGAATCAGCGACTCGATGTCGCCAGGCGCACCCAGCACGCCGGACACCGCGCCGCGTAGGGCGGACAAGGGCGCGTCGGCCGCAGCACGGCGGTCTTGCTGAGACTCGGGGCGGCGACCAGCGGAGCGGTAGCCGATAAATGGGCGGGTCAGATCATCAGCCATGGCAGCTGCACTCCTTGATTTTGTTGAGGGGGCTGCGCACCGCGCCGCCTTGGGCATACTTTCTTTCCCGCAGGACTTCCAGGGCGGCTGGCTCCATGCGCTGGAGCAAGTTGGCCTCTGTCGACTCTGGGTTTGGCGTCAGCGTGCGACCGCTGAGACCGTACTCATGACGGCCAACGCCTTGGGCGGCACGGTGCCGCATCATCAGCAATGGCGCAGCGTCCGCGACCAGGTCACTCAGCTCGCCGCCGTAATCGAAGTATTCGCGGAACAGCGGGTCATCCATGATCGACTTAAACCGACCCTTGCGCGCAGCCATGCCAAGCTCATTGCGTGCAGTGTCCAAAAGCCTCGGAGCCAAAATAGCGGGCTTGTCCGTGGCGAACATGCTGTACGCCGCAGGCATCCGGTCGCGCAGCGATGGCGGCTGGACGATCAGCGTGCGCAGCTCACGGTCTTGAAAGTCGCCAGGCTTGTAGTTGGTGTTGAAGTAGCTCAGGTCGGTCGAGCTGGGCCGAACAAGGAACATCGAATCATCTGAGCCATAAGGGTGGGTGTGAAAATCGATGATGCCTTGGCCTGGCTTGGCGTAATCAAGGGCTGCAGCACGGTCGCTGGCGCTTGGCTCCACGGTGTCGGGTCGGCCTATCGTGATGCGTGATTTCCTGGGAAGGTTGGCCGGACCAACAACAGAGGCCTCGTTGCCCGTGCGTGCGGACTGAGCAATCGCCTCACGAATCGTGCCCGCTTGCTCGGGCGCTTCACGAGCCAGCAACGTGCGAAGTTTTGCAAGAACTGAAACTTTGGACATGGCTTACCACTTCGTTTTGTTGGCCCAATAAGCCGCGCTCGACGGCCCCTTGGCGATGTTCTTGGCATGACGCGCTTTGAAGCTGTCGCGCTTGGCGGTCGTTGCCGCTGACTCGCCAGCCTTGGGCTTGCCCGCCGTCTTGGCACCCTGCTCGCCAAAACGGATTACCTTCTCGGTGCCGTCAAAGCAGGCCTTGACCACGTGCGACTTCTTGGGGTGGTCCGGCGTGCGCTTGGGTTTGTTGCAGTCCATGTCGGACTTCTTGAGCGGCTTGGTCATTTCGACTTCCTTGCCGCGCGCATGTTGTCGACCATGTTGGGGTAAGGACGCCCAGCGTTCTCGGCCATGCGTTTGGCGCTGGTCTTGGCCGCTGGTGAGAGGGCCTTGGGCTTGCCCAGGTCTTTGGGCCGGGACTTTTCCCAGATTGGTTTGGCTTTAGGCGGCATAAGGGTTCACCTTCTCCTTGCTTGCAAGTCTGTGCTCGTCCACGTCCCGCGCTTGCGGCAACTCGAACCAGCCGTCGTTCTTCAGAAAAATGACCGCCTGAGTGAACGTGTCCACGTAGTCATCGTGCTCTGCGACAGGAAACTTGGCGATCTGCTTCAGAAAAGACTGCGCCCAACTGACCGGTTGGCCAGGGTTCTTGTTGGACTCGGGAATCCAAAGCAAACCCAGCTCCAGCGTTGGTGCGGCCTGGTGCGCCCTTGACACCTTGTCCGCGTTTCCGGGATTGTAGCCAACAGCAGGCACCTTGGCCAACCTCAAGTCCTGCAGCAGCGACTGCCCGCTGGCCTTGGCCTCGACCAAAACCCGGTCCGGACGCCTGCCCTTGGTTGGCATCCCAGCCTTGGGGCCGGGGTCGGCACCGTACATCGAGGTCCAATCCTCAATCACCTTTGTGCGCAGGTCCGGGTACCCGAGCGGCTCGTCCCACGCGTCCAGCAGCATCGCCTGGTGAATGCCCTTGTGCGTGAACACGCCCCAGACCGTGCAGGCGGTGGGGTCGCCCGTGGTGCGCTCGGAGAACGCGGTGTCGTAGGACTGCAGCACGTACTCGAACTGCGGCAGGCGCTGCACGTGCGGCCAGAGCTGGAAGTTGTCGGTGTTCAGGATGCCGCCCTCGGACGGCGTTGGGTCCTGCTGGAGCTGGCCCGACGCGCCGTAGGTGCCAAGCAGCTGCTTGAGCTTGGTGATCTCCTCGGGTCCAAAACGCTCGGGGCAGATCAGCTCGCCCTTGACCGTGCGGGGATCGTAGGGGCCAAGGACCGTGCGCCGCTTCTTGCCGTCCCACTCGGCTGGGATGCAGACGTGCTCCCAGCCGCCAATGTCCTCCAGGATGTGGCCGCTGATGTCCTTCTCGTGCAGGCGCTGCATCACCGTGACCATGGCGTCGGTCTTGGGGTTGTTCAGCCGGGTGGACCAGACCATGTCGAACCAGTCCAGGGCGGTCTGCCGCATGGTGTCGGACTGCGCGTCCTGCGCGCCGTGGGGGTCGTCCAAAATCAGGCGCGAGCCGCCCTCGCCCGTGGCCGTGCCGCCGACCGAGGTGGCCAGGCGGTAGCCGGTCTTGTCGTTCTCGAATCGCTGCTTGGCGTTTTGGTCGCCCGACAGCTCAAACATATGCCCCCAGCGTTCTTGGTACCAAGGCGACTGGATGAGGCGTCGGGCCTTCAAGTTGTCGCGGATGGACAGCGAGCCGGAGTAAGACGCGGCCAAGAACTTCTGCTCGGGCTGGGCGATCCACTCCCAGGCGCACCAGGCCACGGAGACGATGGTGGACTTGGAGTGCCGGGGCGGGATGTTGACGAGCAGGCGGTGAATGTCGCCGCTGCTCACGGCCTCCAGGTGCTCGCAGATTTCTTCGATGTGCCAGCTCGGCACGAAGGGCACGCCAGGCTCCATGACGTGCCAGGCCTGCTTGACAAACTCGTAGAGCTTGGCGCTTGCCTTGCGCCGGTCCTGTTCCTTGGTGATCAGGTCCAGCATGACCGACGGGGAGACAGGTGCGCTCATTGGATGCGAATCTCCCCGCGTTCGAGCTTGTCGCGCTGGTCCATTGCGTTGTGCATCATGATTTCAGGGTAGTCCTCGTGCGCCTTTGGGTGACACCAACATCCGCAGGAAAGCTCGTGTTCTTTGAAGTCCCAGAGCGGGATGATGTGGCCAAAATCCTCCTCATCGCCCGGGTGAACCGCTGAGGCAGTCATGCTGCGTTGATCGCCTCTTGCAGCAGGCGCACGGCGTCAAGCTGGGCGGTGACGCGCCCGGCGTCGGCATGGCCGCTTTCGCTGATGGCCTTGGCCTGCGCCTGGCACTGGTTGCCGAAGGTGTCCAGCAGCGCCAGGATGCGGGCGCGCTCGAACGCGATCATGTCCTCGCCGTGCTGGCGCACCAGGTCCTCGGGGTAAAGGGCCTGAAAGCGACCGTCGTGGTCAAGCAGGGCGGGCAGGGGGGACTCGGGCAAAGTGGGTTTGTTCATTGTGGAATCTCGGTTGATGGTGCTGTA